CCGTTTGGAATCGTTACTTGTGCGAGCTCGGTGCCATCCACCTCAATGGAAAAGGTTTTGTCGCCGCTGCCGGCATCCCTAAAAGCTAGCACGCCGGCCAAAACAAAACCGCTGTTGATTGCGTAACTGGTCGTCCCTGTCACGTTAGCGCTTGCATCATGCAGCCCGCCGTAAGTGTCGGCGCTGGTACTGGGGTCAAAACCAAAGCGCTCGTATGATGCCTCGATTGTGACATTGCCGTCGGAGTCGGTAAATTCTTCACCATAGGCCGGCGCAAGATAATATTGCCGCGTCAAAAAGCTCTCAAAATCAAAAGCCTTTTCTTCCACCTTGTAACCGCTTGCGGCTTGCTCGGCGGCAGTGCCTCGGAATTGTTCAACGAATGCGTTAAGCGCTCGCGGTAATTGGTCGCCTGGTGGGTGCGCGAGGCGCGCGTCATTGTTGGCGCCATCATATGGCCCTTCGATGTAGTCGGCAATTGGAAGGCGCGTGATGGTACCATCCCAATGCAGCAAAATGTAATCCTTTGACGCCTTAAACCATGAAAAGACCGCATTGGCTTGCCCTGGACAAGTGCTGTAGGTCGTCGACGTGTTAGGGTCAACGCTTGTGTTGGTAAATTTAAGCGCGTAGTCCGGCAGGTCGGGCGAGTTGGCACATTGCCCATTGTATGCTGGGCGCGGAATGAAGCCGCCATAGCTACGTTGGAACCAATTGAAAAATCCCATGTTAAAATGGGAGCGCGCTGCCACAAGCGCATTGGCAAGGCTCAAGTCGGTCGTGGCGCTGCCATCAACCACGCCGCGCTGATGGCGGCCTATGTCCCATTTTTCGGAATCGGTAGCAGGTGCGCCGGCAGTGTTGTGCAACAAGATGCCTTGCTTGTCGGCGCTGTCATAACTCAGGCGGCCCGCTTCGCTTTTAATATCGTCGCCATTTCCAAAAACAAAGCCGTTGATGGGGTTGCCAAGAAAAGCGCCCTCGGGCTGGCCGGCGGCGGTGGTTGGAAAGGTGGCCTCGTCTGGCTGGACGTGCGCGTAAATCTTCCACCACTCATCCTCGGGCGCAAAGTTGCTGCCATTGGGTGCGCGTAAAACGCGGAAAAGCGAATGCCAAAACCAATGCAGGCGATAGGTAGGGTCGCCAACACCGCCAAGGAGGCGGTCATTAAAAGATTGCGCAAGCGCATTCCATTGCGAGCTTGTAATGGTGGCGCCTGGCGTAACCGTGGGCGCCTGCTTATAACTCAGCGCCATGGGGCAAGGTTAGACGATGCTGTAACGCTTGGTGACCTGCAACTTGCAATTGGATGCCGTGTTGCATTCCACGTAAATCATGCCATCGCTTGCGGTGCGATAACGCGAATCGACCGGCAACAAATGCTGAGATGCCCCAGCCACGGTTATCACTTTATCCGTGAAAGTAATGCCAAGGTTGTCGTATTCGTCCGGCTCATCAAGCTTGATGGTGAAAGTCACCGTGCTGCCGCCTGAGTTGTAAAAAATCATGTAGCCAGCGCTTGCAAACTCAAATTTAACGCCGTTGCCGGCGCCATTAACCAGTGTCGTAAACGCGGAAACTTCATCAAGCTGCAGCCCTTGATTGCCGTAAGCGCTTGTTGAAAAGTCGCGAAAAGATGTTGTTGGAATTTCTGTTGCTGCCATGTCCTAAAGTTTTGCTAAAATGCTTCTAATTAGAGCCCAAGTGCCTGCTGCTTTTTGCTGGGTTTTTAGATTGCCCAAGATAGACTCAAGCTTGCCTTTGGCGTTGCTTTTGTTAAGCGCTTGCTTTAGCTCTTGCGCGGCCTCCACGCCACTCACAGCGGCCTTTTTCCATTGCCGGCCACGGATAGCCGCCCCTATGCCCAAAAGCGCCAGGATGGCCTGGCTCGCAATACCGCCAACCGGTTGCGGTGTTAGTTGGCCACCGATGGTGATGCCGGTTTTGACGTTGGGCTTGGTGACCCAATTGGTCACCGATTGCTCGGTGCCATCAGGCAGCACTTGGGTCGATACTTCGGCTTCATAGGCCCAACCGGTCGCTTTCTCTAAAGCAGAGCAACCACTAAGCACAAAGATGGCCGCTGCCAAAAATCCAATTTCAATTGCGTTTTTCATTTCGTTTTCTTTTGAATTCAATAATTGCGCTGCCGGCCTTTGCGATGGTGTAAACCAAAGTTGCCGCCGCAATGCAAATGCGCAGCCACTCGTCAATCGTGCTGCCGGTGACACTGATGCCAACCACGCCCACAAGCGGCACCTTGAACCATTCGCCCCAAGTGTCGCTCATTGCTTTCACGCCCAAACCCGCGCCGGTGTTGCCGGTGCTGGGTCCAAAACAAAAGGCGCCAGGTCGTCAACCGGTTCGCCTGGAAGTGCGCGCACGTTTGCGTGATAGCCATCGACGTAAACCGGTGCAGTCAACTCGTTACCTTCCTCGTCATAGGTGCCGGCCTGGTCGACCACTAAAGGCAAAATGTCGATGTTCCTAAACTTGGGCCGCTCTTCCCAATCGGTGGCAACCCGCTCGGCTTCTGGGTCGTCGTTTGGCTCCCAAGCAATCGCCACCTTTTCAAACAATGTGGCGCGGCATTCGGCCTCGTCGGCAAACTTCAAATAATAATCGGTGAACATATCAATTGAGATGTAATCAGTTGCTAAAATCAGGATGTCAGAGAAATCAGGTTCTGGTCGGACAGTGCCTCGGAATAAATCGCAACCCGCTTGATGTTGCCATTGACCTGATACTGCGAGTTGTGGTTCTGGCCTATGTGCAACGTAGACGCTGACGCTGGAATTGAGCCGCTTGTGTCAGTTGATACGGTGCCACCGTTGACGACAGTTGCAAAATTATTGGTATCACTTCGAAAGCCCACTTTGCTGGCCGTTGTATTCAGCGTTGACGATGGGTTTGCAACCTGAGTCCCGTCCGTTAAAACGTAGGTGTCAACATTTGAACTTGTTGAATTGCCTTGAACCATCACGCGCTGGTTGCCTGTAGCGTCAACTACAGTTACAAATGTTGGGTAGTTGGCTGTTCCGATGTTTACAGCATCAACAATGCCCGTCACAGGCCCTCCCGTGTATCCGATGTCTGACAAATCGGCTGACATAGAATCAGCGGCTTTCGTGGTCGCGGCAGCGTCAGCCTTGAGGTAGCTGTAAGCATGACTGCTTTGGGTCAAATTTGCGCCCCACATAATAGCCCCGCTGTAACCGTTGCCAGTGTAGTTGTTAGTCGAAGCATCGCTGCACAATCGGAAATAAAGCCCAGCAACCGCTGACCCAGTTGGCGTGAAATGCATTTTTAAGCGATACCAACCATTACCCAAAGACTCCGTTGAGCCAGTGGCGTTTGTTAAGCCAGAAACACTGCCGTCAGTAAGCGAAAACATTGCTTGGCAATTTAGGGCTATCGACCCCATATAAGCCTGAAGCTGGACATGACTACGGCCAGCCGATTTGGCGAAAACACTTAGGGTGTGAGTTGCGGCAGACAGTGTTGGCGAGGTGACTACGAGGCTATGGTCTTGACCACTACTATCGTCTGACTCCGTGCATAAATCTGCTGTGAGAGTTCCATCAGGCGAGATGGCTGCATTGCTGCCGATTGTTAAATTCGATTTAGTGAATGCTGCGTTTGTTAGGTCTTCAGTGTAGGTGAGCAGCTCTTGGAATTGGCTCTCGACCAAAATGCCCATAGACTGACCGTCAGTTGGGTCGTATTCGAAGCGCGGTTGACCAGCCGTTGCCACCGATTTGAGTGTGGGGGCATACTCACGGTGAATCTGGGTTGTGGTGGCGTTGTAATCTGTCGCTCCAGTGGTGGACAAACTGGCAAAAGCCACGTCGATTGAGCTAGTGTTGTCACCCGTGTAGGCTGCGTAACCGTATGCGTCCAACCCGGTCGCGGTTGAGTTTTGGCTTATGTGTAATGCGCCAAACGTGATACTTCCGGTTCCTTTAAGTGTGCATTTGTAGAACCCGTTACCGCTTGCCGTTTGTGTTGCCGAGACATTGGTGAACCCAGAGCTTGAGCCACTCGCCGTCGACGGAGCAGACCCAGCCAAATCAAAAACGGCTGTCTCGAAGTTGTTTGCTGACCCGCCGTATAACCTGAGCAATAAATATCGAGTGCCTGTGTTTTGTTTACCGTAAACAGTCAATGCCCAGCTCTCGTTTCCGCTGACATTCTGGTATGCGTTGTGATAGTTACCTGTCGTGTCTTCAACGAACGTGTATCCATTTGAGCCTCCAGCGGGGTCAGTTTGACCGCCCGTTTTGGCGATGCCCGTGCCAAGCCACGCCGCATTGTCAAACGTGCTGGAATGCGTGAACAGGTTGTCCGAACTTAGGTGTTTTTCATTACTCCAGAAATGCACCGCAGAGGCAGCAGCTTTAGTGGCATCAATCGGCGAGTCTGACCGGCTGAACGTCATATTGGGCGACACACGACCCGCGTCCGCATTGAACTGGAAAACCGGGCGTTGAGCGGGAAAATTTTGGCTGTAGGCCATAGGTTATGCCTCGGTTGGGGTTTCAGCGTTAGATGCTGACTCAGTTGCCACTGGCTCGGCTGGCAGCATTGCCTGATAAGCAGCAATTACTTCATCAGTCCAAGTCGCGTTTGCGACGGCCACAACCCGTGGGTCTTGCCCGTCCAAGCTGTCTCCGGGGCAGAGGCAATACCGGCTGAAATTTGCCGCTACCTCGTTGCCGTCTTTGAGAATCTGCTGACGTTGCCTGACCTGAATTGCTCCGTTGGCCAAGACTTCGATTTTGTCGCAGATGGTAGTTTCTTCTAATGCCATAATTGTATTTGTGTTTTGGTCCGTCCCGACATCCAGTCGGGGTAAATTTGGTTAGGCGGTTACGTAACTAAAATCGAATCTTAGCTGGTCGTTTGCGGACGGAGTTGCGGAAATGCTTATGTAAGCATTATTTGGGGTGCCAAAATACGGGGCCGTGCTGTGGGTGCTTCCGTTGCTGATTTGCATTGCCCCACCAAACGCGTTGGTGATTTCGTTCTTAATCAAAAACGGTAACTGCAACTGCATCAGTCCGACCGGGCTGCTCACGCTGTCGATAATCACCAGTCCGGTCACAAATACGCGGTTCCCCACTTTGGTGTAGCGGCAAGTATTATATGTGCCGTTACGGGTGACAGTGCCACTGGAGGACATTGTGATATTTGGATATAGGTAACCAGATTCGTAATCGTCTAAAACCGAGCTTTCGACGGTCCCAGTGGTCCCCGTGCCATCCCCGGCGGAAGTAGCAACAGACCCGAAATCTATGCCCTTGCCGCTGGTGCCGATGACGAGGTTACCCGCCCCGACATTAACATCCCCGGAGCCAGTGATTTTGAGCCGGGTTGAGCCAGCAGATTGGTCTCTGACGTTTAGGTCGGACGCGCTGTCCACGTAAAAGTTGTATTGTTTGGCATCAGTGCGGTTCAGTGAAAAAATCGCATCCCCGCCTGTCTTTTGTACCTCCAAGCGGCCGCCGTTCACAGTGACGTTGCCCGACCCGTCCACGCGAACTTTGCTAGTTCCATCGTCACGCACATCAAACAGGTAATTGGGCGCAGACCCAACCACATTGACATACATCGGGTTTTTGTTCGTCGTTTCGACCACTAACGCATTGTCGCTGTCGTTGGTTAGGGTCGTTTTGCCATCAGCCATAAGCGTACCAACAGACACAGAGTCAGACGATTGATAGGCGAGGTCGCCCAGCATTCCGTTGACGGGGATTTCATTAGGTGCGGTTCCAACATCTGCTTGCACCAAGCCTTCGGCGTCTGGTGATACCTCCAAGCTTGTGCGGATGGCGCTCTTGTCGCTGCCGGTTGGCGCTTCGTTATCTAAGAAGCGAACAAGGCGGCCTTTGATTCTTACAAGGCTGCCGTCTTCCTTGTGGACGAAAAATTTCTCTGTTGCCATAAGTTTTAAAAATCAGGCAGGGCAGGAGATTGGCGCACGATTAGCGCCGGCAAGTGTGTCTCCAAATTCGGTCAAAGCCGACATAGAGCCCTTTAATAATGTTCTGCAATTTGTCGCAATTACTGCCACCTGGATGGCTGGCTGGACGATGTTGTGCCGCCGCCACCAGTTGCTTTTTGGCGCGCAGCGCGCACCGTGACGCCGCTTGACGAGTGCGTGATAAGTGTGCCGGCGCTCTTGCGCGGTTGTAGCGATTCGACCGCCTCTTGAAGCGCCTTGATGGCGTCCAAAATACCGCGCACATTGAATTGATTTAGCCGGCGAAATCTCATGTGTGCAATGGGTAAAACTCGGTTGGTAGTTCGTCCGGCTCATGATTGATAAACTCAGTGGCAATTTCAAATTTGCCGTTGTAAAGCTCAGTGATTGTGGGCGCTTTTTTGAGCCAATAGGTGCCGGCAAAATCAAGGAGAAGCTCGCCGCAAATGCTGTATTTTGTCACATCAGTCTTTTGGGCTAGGATAAGGTCAACCAAGCGGTTGGTGGTCCATTGATAACCTTTACGGTAAGTCGAAGCTTTTAAAAGCGTGTTGGCCGGCACCACGCGCGTGTTGCGTAAAGTGTATTTGTCCTCGTTGTAAGTCTCTTTGCCGGCAAGCAGCATGTTGGCAAGCTCTTCTGACTTGTCTTGGATTGCGCTTGTAAATGTAAAAGTTGAATAACTTGGCGAAACAAAATGAGAGATTGATTCGCTTGCCTGATACTTCATGAAAGACCGCAACTCAAAAGCGTTGTCATTTGGGTCTGATGCGTTTTCGCTTGCTTTGGTTGCGCGCGCTTCCATCTCTGCGCGCACCTTGTTGCGGTATGCATCAACCCCTTCAACCACCTTCATCTTGTGGCCTGGGTCTTCTGGAAAGTCTAAGACTGAAAAGTATGGACTTTCCCAAGCGTTGCGTTGCACTTCATAAGGCGCAAAGGTCCATGTGTCGGTTTCTGGCTCGGTTGTTGGCGTGTTGACAATTGTGTTGTCAATGCTTGAGAAGGTGACCTGCAAGACGCCATAACCGCCGCCCTCTTGGCGCACGTTAACGCGCGAAGCGTTGCCGACATAAGCGCTGTTCGTTGAGGCGGTGAGAATGTCGGCATATCGGCCCTTGTAAGTGTAGACCGATTCCCAGCCGTTGGTTTCGGTAAAATTGCGCTCAACCTGGACGCTTGAAGGAAGATTTGTTGTGCCTTTGAAATTCATGGGCGATTCAGTGGCGCGGTGTTATCCTTAATTGCGTTAAGCGCTTCAAGTTGCAACCGCTGTTTTTCCGCTAAAGTTTGCTCCATTCTTTGTTGCCTGGCTTCGCCGTAATTGCGCCCAGGTGCTGCTAATGCTGCTTGAGTCGCAAATTCTGCAAGTCCTTCGGCAACTGCATCAATCCCGCCATACCCTGCCGCGCTTAGTTTTTGATTCAGGCGCGTTAACTCATCGCTTGCCGCTGCGTAACTCCTAACTTGCTCACGTGTCATTGGGGCACCAATCCGCATTGATTCAGCAACTGCGCCGCCAAGGCCGGCTTGCATGGTTGGCAATAGCTCGGTGCCGCTGCGACCAAGCAAGCGTTGAACGTCGGCCAATTCGTTGGCTTTGTTAACGCCGCGCTCTATTTGCTCGGATATGCGCGCAAAAAGTTGCTCTGGGTTTTTGCTTTGCAGCTCGTCAAGCGTGATGCCGTAGCGTTGAAACGCTTCTAAATATTGCTTGTTGCCTTGCTTGGCATCTAGTTGACGCACGGCAAGCGCTTTGAACGCTTTGCCCATGTCCTGGATGCTGCCGCCGCTTTGGCGCGCCGCATAATCAAGGTGTTGAAACGTTTCAACGGCAACGCCCATTTTGGCAGCTTCGTCGCGAATCCTGGCGCCTTCGTCCATTGGGCCGGTCACAAGTTTGCGCATCAGGCCGCCCACAATAGGAATGCCCATTAGGCCGCCCATAAGACCGCCCCTTGATATGCCGCCCATTGCAGCGCCGCCCATGCCTCTAGCTTGTTGAGCCATGAAAGTGCCGGCTTTAGCCTTCATGCGTTTTAAGCCAGCATCAAAGCCGGTGGTATCTAGGCCAACCTTTGCTTTTAGATTCATGCGCTTGCTTCCTCCCGTTTTGCTTTCATGGCTTTGAGTTGTTCCAACCCGCGCGCAAGCTCGCCCTCAATGATGCGGCTGCCGCCGTTCAATTCGTTGCTGCTGAGAATGTCCCAATACAATTGCCCAAAAGGCGCGTCATTAATTGTGTCGGGCGAATAATTCAAGCGCTCCAACGCAATGGTGCGCATGATTTGCAACCCAGGCGTGCCGTATTTTGCGCCGGTGGCGTGATTGTTGTCGGCGCTCATAGTCTCAGGCGTGCGCCGGTTGGCTTCTAGGTAATCAAGAGCGGCCTGCATTACGTCATTGTAACGCCCTGGAAGGCGCTTGCGCGCATACCACCATTGCCCAATCGGTGACAAAAACCACCCAAGCCACTTGGATGCGCTCAAGTAATCGCGCGAACAAATGCCAACAAACGCGTGGAAGTCCAAGCGTGTCAGCACTTCAAACAAGCCAAGGCGCTCCATCAAGAGCGCGTGACCATAGGTCAATGGGCGCAACTTAACGCCGGCCACGTAATGGTGGCCAGGTGCGCAAGTTGCTGCCCAAGTGTCAGACATTAGTTTGCAGCGGTATCACTGCCGCCGTGAACGACGTTTAAGTATTCAATTGCTGAGATAGTCCACTCGGCAAAAGCGTTGTTGCTGCGAGTCTTTTCAGCGCTTGTAATCGTAAAGTTGCCAAGGCCGCCGGTAGTGTGCGCAAGGTTATGCTGTGAAATCAGGCCCGCATCTGCGTCGGCTGCATTTACTTCGTCCCAATTGTGGTAGCTAACATCTAAGCGCATGCCAGCGGTAAACTGAGCCGCAAACATGCTGTTGGCTTTTGCAATGTCTTCGTCGGTTCCGCTTGGCGTAGATGACGCGGCTGCGTTTGCCAATATGATGCCGGTAAGATTTAACACCTTGCGCTGGTTATAAGTGCAATGGCTTACCACTTCTCCATTGCTGGAAAGCGCTTGATTGTTGTCGGCTTCCAGCCCAAGACGCACTTCGCTTGCATACATTTCACCGCTAAATTTTACCACATCGCTGCCGCTTGAGTCGTCAACAATGCGCAGCGTGACAACTCCTGTTGAGTTGTTGCTGGTAATGTCATTTGTGCCGTAAGTGACCGGCGTGCCTCTGTTTAAAAGTGCCATGATATTTGTCTTTCTTTAATTGTTAAAAATTGCCTAGCGCACACGGCGCCGTGATAGTGATTGTCTCGCGCAAAATGGTGCCCTCGGTGTCGCGCTCAATGCCGCTGTGCTCGGTGACGCCAAAAAGGTGAAAATCTGTTGCGCTGTTTATGTCCATGATTGCCGGTTCAAAAAGCGATTCCTCAATAGCGCTTAAAAGCTCATCATGCACCTCCAGCGCATTGGGTTGGCCTTCCTCGTCAATTTCGCTTTGGATGCTAATGCTCACGGTGACATCTAGGTTGCCAACGTGCGGCGGGTTTTGCGTGCCGCCAAGGTAGGCCACCACAACGCAAGGCATGGCTTTGATGGTATCGCTTGTGCCAGCGTAAACAGGCACGCCAACCTTGCCGGCCAAGTAAGATTTGAAAGCTGCCTCTGTTTGTTTTCGGTAGCTCATCGTTTTGTTTTGTTCCAGTCTTGGCCCATTTTTCGCCTGATGTAGACCATCATGTCGGCCTTGTCTGCTTGTATGCCACCGCGCAGCGCGTTTTTAAGATAAGGGATGGAAGCGCTTTTGCTGTTGCCGTGAACAATTGTGCAAACTGGGTTCACTGGGTTGCGCCGGCGTTCTGGTATTGCCTTGCCTTTTAGCTTAAACGCTTTCTTTTGCGTTGGGGGCCTGCGCTTCATGATTGTGTATGTCTTCAGGTCGCGAAGCGCTCCATACCATGCCTCGCGCCCGTAATTGCTGCCCTTGCTTCTATACATCAGCATTCGGCGCATTGCCTTGCGCATTGGCTTGTTGTTCAATCCCTTTTTGCCCATCCCGCCACGATTCCAGTTGATGATTATTGACCCAAGAGGTGCGCTTGCGTTAATCCGCGACGGAGCCAAAAGCTCGGACCGAATGCGGCCAGGCGAGTTTTTTGGAATTCTAACCAATGTTTTGTAGATGACATTTGCGGCACGATTGTGGACAACCTCAACAAAACTTTTGCTTGAAAGAACGCTGTATTGCGTGAGCGTTTTGTTGAAGTCTTTGACATCCATTTTGAATGTTGTCCTTGTGCCTGGAATCATTGTTTTTTCATGAGGCCAAGTTCAAAGCTTGCGTCATTGGTTAAAAGTTGCTGTATCTTGTAACGCTTGCCGCCCTTGGTTAGCGTGGCGCCCACAATCGGTTTGATGCCTAGGTCGGCCCATTGTTTCCGGTTAGTCGTCAAGGTTAGGTCGTAGCCTTCAAGTATGCCGCCTTCTTCCAGCTCTTTGGTCTCGGTGTTACCGCTTTCTACGCATCGCAAAACGTTGCCGTGATAATCAAGCAAACCGCCGGCCAAGCGCTCAATCTCCACTTGTTGTTCGTAAAGCAATCTTGAGCGGTGGTGTCCCTGGTCGATTGTGTCGCTGTCCACCAAGCTGCCGTTGTTGGTTTGGAATGCGTCAATTCGATAAGTGCCGCTACCGTCTGGCACGTTTAGCGATACCGTTGCCGCATCAATCCAGTCGCTTGAATACACCTGAATTGTGTAAGCGTTCGCACCAAATTGGGCGCCGTCGGCGGTGACCCTGAAAAGCCGGTATCCGCTGGCGATGTCATCAAAATTCATGACGCCATCAGTGAACACAGCAGCGGCCCAATTTGTGGGGGCTGCGCTTGTGGTCGTCTCATACAACCAACCGGCGCGTGTGTTGATGATTCTGGCGTCTGGCATTAATTAAAAAACCCAGGCGGGCTGGTTGCCCTGCCGCGCCTGGGTCGGGTGTGGTGACCTAACGAACAAACAACGAGCGAATCAGGCGGTTGCCTTTTTCTTGGCTTTGGCTTTTGCTTTTGGTAGCGCGAGCGGTAAGTCTGCGCGCTTCCAGTAAGGTGGTTTGCGGTAAACGCTAACGCCGGCGTATTTGCCGGACGGGTTTTCCCGCTCTGCAATGAATGCGGCTTTGCATTTGTCAGGGTCGCCCATGGCAATAAGCTCTGGCGAGCCATCAGGCAAAAATCCAACAGTGAATGAGGTCTTAAATATCATGATGATTTATTGGTCGGTGATTCTGATTAAAGCGTTTTGGTTGCCCACACTGCACCCGTAGAGGATGCTGACCGTGAGATACCACTTGCCCTCGGTTGGGCGATAAAATTTTCTCGTTTGGAATGGCAATCCGGTGCGCGGCTCTATGTTGTCGATGACTTCCACGTTGCCATAAAGCGGGCGGCTTACCTGGCGCGCTGCAATGCATAGCGCGGACGGGTGGCAAAAAAAGCCTTGCAGGTTGTTGGCTGTCGGAATGTCTTGGTATTCAGACACGCCAAAACCGTAAATAGTTGAAAGCTCACCTTCTTGTAAAGGTCTTGCGCTGCCGTATGCGCCCGCATCCATCAACAAACCGTCTTTGGACAAGCTTGCTGTGTAATTTGGGTTAAGCATTACAGTTCTTAGCGAACTTGGGCATCCGTTGGTTGTTAAAGTGCTGGCAGCGTCTGCCAAGTCATCACTGTCAAAGGCATTGGCAGTCCTGACTTGAGAGGCGCTAAAATTGCTTGGCGTAATCAGGCCCAACAAATCATCAGAAACACCTTTTGCGGTGGCATCTATTGCAGGGCGCAGAAAGGTGCGCTCCAAAATGGTCGGGCTCTTAAGTTTTGAAATTTCGAGGTCTGAAAATGACATCGAGAAGCCCTTGAAGCTCGATAAGGCAATTTCGATTGGTGTGCTTGTGACATCGCTGGCGCTGTAGCCAGTAGACAAGTCCTTGACTGTGACCGAAGAGGGAACGCGGGTCACTGTGCGGTCGCCGCGCTCCCTGACTTCGGTTGAGAAGTTGCGACTAACCAGAGAGAACGCAAAGAAGTTATCAGAAAGCAAATCAAGCATTTGCTCACTGACAGCCTCAAGGTGAACTCCCTGGATAGTGTTTGCCATGCTGTTAAGCAGACTTGATGCGCTTCAGTGCGGCACCGTTTCCAACGGCAACACCGTAAAGCACACCCATGGACAAGTAATGTTTGCCGGCGGTGTTGTCATACCAGGTGCGGAGCTGGATAGGTAGGCCGGTAGTAGGGTCTTGGATGTCCGCAACGTCCACGCTTCCATCGGTAGGTGCGGCAGGCTGGCGAGCGGCCAAACACAGAGCGGAAGGATGCAGCGCAATGGCTGCAAGGTTCTCGCTGTTGGCAGGAATGCCAGTGTATTCGTAAAGGTTAAAACCATGCACGCGCTGCGCAGCATTTTCTTGCACGCCGGCTGGGGTGCCGTAGCTGGAAGCGTCTTGCACGATGGCATCCTTTTGGATGCTGGCGTAATAGGAAGGCGGCAGAATCAAAGCGCGCTCGCTCTTGGGCACCTTGGAGGTGCTAAGGTCGGCGGCCAAGTCTGCCACTTCGTCCACATCAAAGTTGGCGGCGGTGATGACTTCGTTGGCGCTGTAGTTAGCGTTTAGCACCAGGGCGAGCAAGTCGTCCATTACTGCGTCCAGAGTTACCTCCAGAGCGGGCGCCAAGAACACGCTAGACAACCAATCAAAGTTGCCGGCCTTGGACACTTCCATGTCGGTGTAGGCCGCACTGTGCCCCTTAAATTTGTTCAAGGTAACGGTGACAGCGGTGGACGTGACATCCTGCGCAGTGTAACCGCTGGACAAGTCCACGGCGGTCATGCTGGAAGGAACGCGGGTTGTGACGGATTCGCCGGCGCCGCTGATGTCAGTAGAAAAATCGCGAGCAAAAGCGCGCAGCGGGTGAAACTGTGTAGATAGGTAGTCGAGACTTTGCTCGGCAATTTGGGCAATATTAATGCCCCCAAGTGTATTGGCCATTTTTTAGAGTCTTTCTTTTATGTTTTTAAGGTAGAAAGCGCGGCGCTCTTGGCGGTCCTCAATGGCATTATATTGCTGCCATAAAGTGTCCATAGATGCCTCGGGTGCCGGCTCTTCGGTGGCTTCTTCAACTGGTGCCTCAACGCCAACCGATGCGGCGATTTCAACCGCCTTTTCCGCTGCGCTCTTCTGTTGCTCCTCAAGAAGTAAATTGGTCTCCTCAAGCAATTTTACTTTTTGCTCAAGTGCTTCGATGTCCTCGGCGTGTTGTGCGCCAAGCTTGGCAAGCTCGTCGGCGTGGCTTGCTGCCGCGCCTTCGATTTCTGCCTGCAAGTTTTTGTTTGCCTCAGTGGCTTCGTCCAATTTCCCCGCAAGGCTGGACAGCTCAACGTTGGCTTTGACTAAATCAAGGATGGTTTTCATGGTGTTTTGTTATGAATTGTTAAAGGTTGGTCATGAGCGCAATCACGTCTTGGAGGTCGTCAATTACGCCGTCGGCAAGGCCCGCTTCAACGGCTGAAAGGCCCTCGTAAACTTGGCCGGTCATTGAGTCGCCTGGCACGCTTCGCTTGACGTTGATGTCGTCTTTAAAACGGTCGTGCCACTTGTTGACGTTGGCTTGCAAGCGCTCGCGCGCTTCGTCGCTCAGTGGTTTAAAATCCGCATAATCAAGCTTGTTTTCACCGGCGGCGATGGCGTTGACGCGCAGCCCCTGGTTGCGCAAGTATTCGCTTTGGTCGAGCAAGGCAATGTAAACGCCCACACTACCAACCTCGGCGCTTTGACTTAGCAACACATTGTCCGCTTGGCTGGCTATCCAATAGGCCGCGCTGGCGGCGGTGCCTTCTGTGTAAGCCACTAATGGCTTTTCAACGGCGCGCATTTTGGCGGCGAGCTCGGGCAATCCGGTGATGGTGCCGCCAGGTGAATCGATGTGAAGCAAGATGGCGGTCACGTTTGGGTTGGCATCTGCCTCGGCCAGTTGGGTGGCAATGTCGTCGTAATCGCACATCCCGAACATCAATTCCCAATCGGTGAGCATCTTGCCCAGGGGACCATGGATGTGGATGATGGCAATGCCGTCAACTTCTTCAGGCATTGGTGGCTCGTATTGGCCGCCGTCTTCTTCCTCGTCGTAGTGATACGCTTCAGCGGCAGCGACCAGCGTGCTGTGATACTCTGGGCGAATAGCCCATGGCTCGTGTGCCAGCTTATGCGTCAATTTCGTTTTCATTATTAAAAACTGGGTTGGGTGTCCTTTGGCTTAAAAGGTGCAAGGCGGTTTCCATGGAGACGCTGTAGTCGTCGGCCAAGCGCTTGGCGCGCTCTAGCAAGTCGCTGGCTTCGCGCTCAACTTGGTCGCGCATGTCCTGCCAATCGTGCCCGCGTTCGCCGGCATCCTCGCGCATGGTGCGCAGGCCCATCTTAATTGCGTCCTGGTTGGCGCGGGCTTCGCGCCCAAGGTCAACGGTGATTTTCTTCGGCGCTTGCCAGTTGACGCGCCACCAGTTGTCGCTTGGCGGCAGGTCGCCGCGCTTGATGCCGCGCGCAATTACCCAGCCCCAAACGCGGTTGCAAAAGCGGGAAACTAAAAGGTCTTGGCGCTCTTCAAATCGGCGGGCGGCTTTTTCTAGGATGAACCGGCTTGCGGTTCCTTGTTTGGAGGGTTCCACCACGAATTCGTAAGGAACGCCAAGACCTAAAGCCACGTCTCTTATCAGATACTCCAAAAAGCCAGCAAACGCGGGGGATGGTTTATTGCTGGCAAAGCTTTCGATTGATTCCCCAACCTTTAAGTGTGGAACTTGACCAGGGGCAAAGGTGCTCCAGGGCACTGTGCCTGTGTCGGCGGCGGCATAACCGTCTTCAATTAAAGTTGTGCCGTCATCAGCAATCCCGCCTTGGGTGGTGATTGCCATCCCAATGGCGCTGTTCATTTTTACGCCAACCTTTTCGAATTCAAGAATGTCAACAGCGTCTCGAATGTGGTCAATGGCGTGGGTCAACGCTGACACGCCGCGCAACTGCGCAACGCGGTCGGGGTCATAGACAAGAATAAAATTGTTTGCGCTTATTGAGCGGAAATCATCGCCATCTTTGACGATGTAAGCAGTTGGCCGGCCAGCGGGTGAAACCTTCACACCGTCATGGCCTTCGCCGTAAAATTGCGCCCCTTCGCTTAGAATGTTGTGAGATTCTACAAGTTGAAGTTGCGGGAAAGCATCTTGCCGGCCAACCATCAAGAAGCCAATGTCACCGTCCACGTCCATCCTAATGGACGCAAGGCGCTGCATTTGGCCGAAATTAAATTGACCATCTACAGAGCAAACTTTGCTCCATTCGGCAAAATAGCTCTCATAATCCTTAGAAGCATCGCCAGCTTGGCTTTGCGGTTTCAATCCAGGGCCCAGGGCGTAACGGCTGACATCATTAACCGCACCGCGCACCATGCCGTTGTTTGTGTAGAGCCAGCGCGCAAAACCCATCAACCGGCGCCTGGCGCCACGGTTTAAGGTGTTGGAAATATCGCTGACAATGTAAGGCAGGGAAGTGCGGAAACGGTTGGATTCCGTGCCGCGATAGTGGCTTGTGATGCTGGCCCGCTTTTTGGGCGCTGCATCAAAGGCGATGGGGCGCCCGTTATGGTCTACGATGGCGCTCATCTGCTGAAACGTGCAAAAGTCATTCGCGCCGGTTTGGTGCCGGTCACAATGCCTTTTTCAATTAAAATGGGGGTTAGTTGCGCGGCGAGCTCGTCGGTGGGCATGACAAGTTCGCGCGTGCCGCTCTGGCTGGCGTTGGAAAAGGACACGGAAACAGAGCCCGACAATATAGCATCTGCAACCCTCTGCTGGAGGGTTGTTAACCAAGAATTCGATTGGAGCCGGAGAAATCCGCTGATGTCGCTTGCCATCTATAAATAGGTGGCAATTTGTCGCAAAAATTAGTCGGCGGTGGAGAAAAGCTTGGCAATTGAGGCGGCAACAACCTGCATGAGCTCGCAATCCCAAGCGTGATTTGCGCGAAAAGAAATCCAGCGCAATGTGGTGCGACCGTGCTTGTCTAGCACTTCCCGCTTGCGTTCGCTGTCAATTTGTTTCGCATATTCGTCGGCCAAGTCGCCCAGGTCGCAAACTTCCCAAGGGTGGCTTTTGCCGCTTTTTAGCAGTTGCAAAACATCTTTAGTGGTTGGATTGGACCATCTGAAAACCGGCGGCGCTGTGCGACCTGTAGCGCTCACGCGGGTCGGCTTGGAAAACATGCGGCGAACTGTGTGCCCGTTGATGTTGTGCGCGTAGTCGATGACATCCTCGCCCCTCAAGCCCATCCAACCGTAGCGACCGCATTCGGTTAAAACTCTTGCACGCTGGTATCCAACATCAAGAAAGGTGCGTTGAGGCGCAACATTGAATTCCTTGCGCATGTTCTCGATGTCATCAAATGAGGTCAGGCGGCGAAAGGTTAGCAGGCGGCTGGCGCCTGTTTTTGACCAAGAGCGGCACACCGCCCAAAATTCCTCAAGGTAGGCTTGCACGTCCACGGTCAAAAACCGCGTGGCTTCATCCTCCCATTCGGCGCCTGGCTCATAGTCTTTTACGACCACCTTTTCAATGTCGACGTGGTTGGTGGCTTTCCAAGGCTCGGCCAATCTTAGGGTCACAAATTCGCGCAGCGGCTGAATATAGCCGGCGGCGGCGTGCTGTTTGGCTTTCAAAAAATCAACCACCAAGTCGGCCCATGGCATCACTGAAGGAGGCAAAACCAATTGCGAAAAACTAAAAGAGCGGACCCGTGGCGTTGGGTTGGGGTTGCTCGCCTTATAACCGCCACGACTCATGGCCCTCCAGTTGGCTTCGGTGTTTTCGTGCGAGTGCTCGCAATGGGGGCAAACCATGCGCACGGTTTTGGCAACTTCCTCGTAATCCCAAACGCCGTTGGGTTTGGTGGTTTCGTTAGCGTCCCAGCGCACCACCTCATAAAATGCCGGCGCAAAAAGCTCGTTGCATCCTTGGCATTGCAGGTGCCAATGCTCGCAAGTGCCCGCTTGAAAAGCCGCATCAAAATCGCTGCCTTCTTCCTCGGGCGTGCTAGAAAGCCAGTGTTTTCGGTTCCAGTAACGTGTTGTGCGGGCTCGGGCGCGCGCCAGCATACCAGGGCGCCAGGCGCTTACCTCGTCGCCAAATAGCCAACGAATCGACCAAGAGCGCAAAAAGTTATTATTGGCGGCGCCAAGCTTAAGCGTGCAAGTTGTCAAAAATAGCTCGGTGTTGGTTTTGCGGTGGCGGTCGCGGGGAAATTGCTCGCGGATGGGCGGGCATGATTCCAACATGGGCATGAGCCTTTCCTTGCTGTAATCCTTGGCGGCATCTTCGTCTTGCATCACCGCCATGGTTGGCCCTGGGTGGTTGGCAATGGCCCAGGCAGTAGCCACCTGCATCGAGACGGTTTTGCCGGTTTGGGCGGCACAATTTAAGACCACTTCCTCGGTGCCAGGGTCCGCAAATGCTGCCAGCGGTTCAATCAACCAAGGCGTCTCGCTGGCGCGAAATTGATTGCCATATGGCGATTCTCTTAGGCGCACATGCTCGAGCGCCCAATCTGGAATGGTCGCCGTGTCTTTCTCAGCAAAGGCAACCTTGCAACAATCCTTAATAATTCGCTGCATACTTGCTCAAAGCATCGCGCACCTTGGTGTTGTATTGCGCAATGATGGGTTGCGCTTCAGTTGGTGTTAGGCCGGCCACCAAAGGCGGCAGCTTGGCTTCCTGTTCGTCCAAGTGCTTGGCAAATTCTTGGCATATGGCCATGACGCCGGCGCGCACTTCCTCGCGGTCCAGCACTTTGCCTCGCATCCCCTCAAGCTCAACGTCGAGCTTTTCAACTTGGCGCCTTATCTTCTCAACCTCGTGCCATTCCTTGGTGCCTGGCAAAGCTTGGTTGCCGGCTTCTTCGGCGTTGGCTTCGCGTGCTTTTGTGATGTCTTCCAAGCGGTAAAGGTGCGCACCACGTTCG